TTCTTTGTCAATCCCTTTGTTCTTAGACTGAAGGTAATTTACCATTCTATCTACTGTCTCTACCCAGGTCTCTCTTCTATTGAGTTCTGGTATATATCTTGCATAGCGTGATGATGCTATGACACTTTGGTAAACATCCATTCCTAAATCTCCTTGTTAATTATCTTGGTTAAATAAATCGATAGCAGGTTTATCAGACTCTAAGTCAATAGATAATTCTTCTAAGTTGTCCTCGATTTTATCTTGAAACTTATTAACTATCTCGTCTGATGTAATCTCTAGTATTTCTAAGAGAGTAGTCTCATCTAGTTTAGTTAATTCTTCACAAACTTCTACAAATGTTAGCATAGTATTATGACCGACCTTCCACTTTGTTATCAATAGTCTTCCCACATGATTGACAAAGTACATTGTTTTTATTATCCTGCTTAAAATTACAGTGATTACAAGTGAGTGTTCCAAAGATAGCATCATAGTTATCCTTGTATGCTTTTGATGGTACTTTACTTTTTAAGTATGCACCTGTTATCTCATAATCATTAATGTTATTTGACATTGAATGTTATTTCCTTTTTAATTGTGTCTTCTGGAAGATTAGCATATTCTTCAAGTATACAACGTGATCCAACCATCTCTGAATGCTGTAGTTTCACATAGGCAGCTGCCTGTCGGCATGATTGAAAATGTCCTACGTACTCATAAGTATCAAAGGGTGCAGGATTAAACGTGATTGTCATTACAAATACAAATGATGTTATCATTTCTTCTTCTCCTGTACACAGATACCTACCATAGCATAGCTACCCATTGATGATTCTGTTGCACACCACCATTGTTTATTATGCCAGATCTTAGCAGGCTCACTACACTTGTTACAGACTCTTTCAGTTTTAAGTTTTATCATTTTTAATATCTTTTAACAGTTCAATATAATGTATTGCTTTATCAAGATCCTGAATACCATTCTTATCTCTCCATCTTAGTACATACTTGATCACATTACCTTCAATGAATGGAATGTTATTCTTTGTTATAAACTCTATAGGTTGAATCACATATTGTTTATAGTGATTACCTCCTACTTGTTTTTCTTTACTGTTCTTCATATTAATAGTATAGCATATTTTACAGAGAAAGTCAAGCTATTTACCATACTTTCTTTTTAAGTAATGTAATGGTACTGCACATTCATCGAATGATCCATTCACTACGTTGTGTAACATATACAATCCTCTCCAATGTTGGTTAGTCTGATGTGATAAGTAGTCTTCATCATGTAAGTAACAACTACCACTGATGATAGCAGTCATCTGATTACCTACCGCATTCTGTCCGTAAGCTATTGAGTGTCCTTGTTGATGTCCTGCTATGCAGCTCATGTGTTTCTTAGTTAAGAGTGCGTTAGCAGAGGTTACAGGTCTACCCATGACACCACTAGCAAAGTAATGAGAATAAGCAACACCATCTATCTCCGTAACTTCAAGGAATGGTATTACATTCCATCCTGATTCTTTATATTGTAAGTCCTCAAATGAAATCAATCCATCTAACTTCCTATCATACTCAATTGCTGTCTTGATACGCTGCTCATGATTACCCATAGTCAGTACCATCTTAGGCTTATATAACTTCTTTTTAGCCTTAGCTAATCGTTTGTTTAATGCCTTCATAGGTGCTAACAATGTATCCATACCCTTAACTGCTGCACGTACGTCAGCCTTGTATGTCCTTCCTTCAAACGATTTCTTACCTACATCATAGCTTGATAAGCTAGGCATATCAGCAAAGTCACCTATCATTACGATAACATTAGGTTGTTTATCTACTATATACTTACCTATCCATGTTAAATAAGATAAAGAAATCCCAGGCTTAACCTGGGTATCTCCGATTACTAAATGTTTATTGCGATCATTCATTTTGCATGCTCCTTAATCATTTGTTTATAGGCTGTTATCCAATCCTTTCTAAAGTCTAACCATAGAAAACCTTGCTTATTAGCCCAATCACCATATGATGTTTTACTTCGTTTAGTTATTTTATTAGATGGATTCATGAATAAGAATATAATTAATACCTCTGGATTACATTCTTTAAACCATACCATCTTCTGTCTTGTTGCTAAGTCTAACTTACCCTTTGCTTCTATGTATACATTCTTTGCCATCTTAAAGTCAGGATTATATTTCCTACCTTTCTCAGGCTGTGTGTATTCAATGACATCAGGTTCATACTTGACACTTGGGAAATGTTTCTTAAGCTCTGCCCAAGCCTTTATTTCTAACTTACTTTTGAATGTAGGCATCAAACCTCTCTTTCCAAATGTCGTCTTCATACTGTTGTATCCATAGGCAACTAGCATTCATAATAAACTCTTCATCATTACTATAAGCAGTACGCACTATATTAAACATTTGTTGATCTGTGTTACATTGAGCTAACATTTTCTTAGCTGTTTTATCACCAATCTTTTCAATACCTTTGATGTTATCAGCAGTATCTCCTTTAAGACATTGCTCAAAGAACAGTCTAAGTCCTCCGAGCTTTGTCTGATCAGTCCATTTGTCAGGCTTAACCCAACCCTTACCCTTAATCTCCCATGAAAAATGCTTACCAGGAATCATTAACATATCTTTATCAAGAGATACAATCACAGTAGGCTGACGTTTAGTAATGTAAACACCATCACCTAAGTATCCATCTTCTCCTCCTATATCTATATCTTTTGTCATTTCATACATTGATTGCTCAATACCCATAGCATCATCAGCTTCTATACCTTCTGGTGCTAACTCTGCACCCATCTTCTCTAATGCATAATCTCTTAAGGCACTCAGATGAATAGGTTTAGGTGCAGTTCTATTAGCTTTATACTCAGGGTATATAGTCTTTCTAAAATTAGATTTACTAGACAGGAAGGCACGATATTCTGTACACCCTGTCTTAGTAAGTAGCTCATCTAGTAAAGCCTCAGCTCTATAAACAGCAACGCCTAATGAATCTTTCTCTGCACTTGCAGCACATCGAAAGACTACTAGATCATGATCAATTAAAGCTATCATAATTATCCTTGTAAAGGTGGTAATTCTGTTAATTGCTCATCTAAAATATAATCATAAATAACCTCATCTATAGGTTCAATCTCAAGTAGAGGCGTTGTATCTGCCACTAAGTATTCCCAAGATTCTACAGGAGTTACTGCTGATTTATATGTATCTATTAGATAAGGATCAGATAATACAACAGGAGTTATAGTAATTACTTCTTCTCCTGGTATATCATAAACCTTATCTCTTGTAGATATAGCAATTAAAATAAGAAAAGCAACAAAGATCGTTGCTGCTCCTACAGTAGTTTTATAATTCTTTGTCATAATTTTCTCCTAAAAAGGTATTTCTTCTATTGAATTAAAAGTATCATCTATATTACTTGCTGCTTCCCCTAGTACGTAAGCTTCATACATTTTAGCTAATGATATAACATCATTCGCTGTTGCTACTGATGTATTACTACCTGCTAAACCAAGGGTACCTACAGCATTACTCAAAGATGATTGACGGACTATCATTACTTGCCTTGCAGCACGTTCTTCCTTAGTCTCGTAGTTACTTCCTGTTACACGAGTTGGAGCTACTGCCTTAGCTTGAGGAGTTGCTGCAGTACTATCATCACCACGCGTATCTGTGGTGGTTTCTGCATCACCTACTGCTGTCCATTGCCAATAACCATTAGCGTCTTTCTCTGTGCTAACGTGTACTACTTGACCCTTCTCCCAATTCTGGGCTGCTCTAAACACATTAGGGTTTGCGAATGACATGAGCTTTTTACTTTGTGCTTGCCCTTGATCATTCTTATACATGATCTCTAAGGACTGGTATTGTCTACCATTCTTAGCAGCATGTGTGTTTAAGCTTGAAACATCTACAACATTTACTTGCATATAAATCTCCTTATTAATTATACATCTACTACGTTACCCCAGCTATTACCTAATTGAATATCAACCCTAACTGGGAGATTGAAATCTTTACCAAACAAATGTTTAAAGTTTGCTGGTACATTCTCGAATGACTCTTTAACAATTGGTACTATACTATTAGTATAACATATCTTGTCATCATAGTCAAGCATGATACTATCATGAACAGTATTAATTAATTTAACACCATCCAATTTGATTATCTTATTATATAAACTAACACGAACGATAGTCATAAGGTCAGCACCGAGTCCTTGCACAGGGTAGTTAAGGATTCGAGTGCGTGGATATTTTAGATTACCTTGACTATTAACTTCGGCTTGATACTTATACGTTCTGCCTGTTGGCATCACTAACTGATTAGTCTGTTTAACATCAAACATTATCTTATCATGCCAAGCCTTGAGGTCTTTATACTTATCATAGAACTGATCAATCACACCTTGCCAAAACTTCTCATCACCTATGTCTTTAAAGTTAGGATCATTAGCATAACTGAATGCACTACCACCATAGATTAATCTAAACACGAATGTCTTAGCAATCAGTCTACTAGGTAACCCAAACCTTTTTTGGTTATCTGCATGTTGATCAACTTGATTATTAATCTCATTGATAGCAACCTTATCTTGTGATAGATAGGTAGCACAAATCCATTCTAATTGTTTTGCATCTGCGTTAAGTATCATATTATAGTCCTGCGTTAGCTTCTACACTACGTTTAACATACTGATGTAGTATAGTATCTGTTAGCTCATCCCGTGCTTCTTTCTTCATAGCACCTAGTACTGAGGCAGGTCCTTCTACTAGGATTAAATCACTAAACTCTTGTATAATAAAATGTTTATGTGCTTCTTCCTGGGCTTGTTGTTTTTCTTTAGCTTCCCATGCTTCTTCTTCTTCTGCAGTGTATCCATCTTGATTATTATATAACATTATGTTTCTCCATATCGTGAAGGGAAGAGAGTTTTTACCTCTCCATCAAAGTTCTGTAAGTTAGGCTTACTACTACTTAGCCTACCTGTTTTAGTTCTACATTGATTAAGTTGACCATGTAGTATACCATGTTTCCAGTGCATGTCATCAATCAATTGTGGTACACCATGATAGTATGTAGTCATACGTTTCTGCATAGTACTACGTGCTAGGATGATTCTTAGTATCTCTTTACCTTCCTCACTACGAGGTGTAAGCTTACGTAAGGTTTCTTCATTGGTACTAAAGAACCCTTCTTTCTTAAGCTCACTCTTAGATAAAGGATTTATTTTTCTGGGGAATTCTTTGTCTCTTTCTTCCCACTTATATTTGACTTCGCCAATCCGTAAGCCAGATTTAAAATGTCCAATGGGGCGTTGATAACGCTCTTTAATGAGCCCACCATAAAGAAAAGCAGATAGATGCTCACCAGAACTGGGATTAAAATCAGGGTAAGCATGATAGTTAAACAACTTTTTGTTAAGTTTGGATATTTGTTCTTCAAGTTCATCTCCTAGTACTTTAGATTTATCATAGTCATACTTCATACCATTGTATTCCATAGCTTGCAGCACTAATAAATCTTGGTTATGTAGAGCTATAAGTTTACGTAGATGTGGTTTCTCTTTTAATACTTTCATCTGTTCAACCATAACTTTCTCAGTTAGTTCTAAATCTTTCTGTAAGTAGGCAGACAGTAACTCTTCGGGTACTTTGTCTGTGTCAATACCATTCTTCCAGTAGTTCTCTTTAACCTCATCAAGCTTAGTACCTAGCTCATAGAACTCAGCAGTACTGTTTAATGAGGGGTAAGCATTCTCTTGGTTAGATAGTATGTACTGTACTAATTGACAGTCCCATATTCTTTTCTTATCAAAATTTATACCATATCTTTTTAGCCAGTGTAGATCAAACTTAATGTTAAACCCTACAAGCACATCGCACTTATCCACGGCTAATTGGATTCTTTCAAGTGATACCTTATAGGGGTCAACGGAGTATTCTATATCTTCTATTACAACTTGTTTCTCTGACAGTAAACCAACCATACATAGTTTGTTAGTCATGTCAAAGGGATTACCATTGTTACTGATAGTTGTTTCTACATCTAATGTTAAGTAACTCATATGTCTTCATACCTCGCTATGTTAGGTTTAATCATACACTGTTTGTTGCCATGTCGCAAGTCAGGCAGTGTATCATTGTCTCCTGTTAATTTATTTTTACTGATGTTAAGGAATCTCATGTTGCTTGTGTTGTCTTGTTCCTTACCTATGCCTAGTATCCAGTCAGCCTCACCTTGCTTCGCAGTCTTGCTGCTGTCTACATCATCCATTGTTAACCATACCTTACCTTCAGCAGAGCCGCCCGCTTGAGAGACGGCTATGACTGGAGCATAACCCTTAGCTATCTCTCTAGCCCATTGGTATATTCGTTTAAGTTCAAGGTCATACCTCTCATTCTTAAAGCCTTTTATCTTATCTATCTGATCAAAGATAATCAAGGCAGGGTTAGATTCTTTAATGATGGATTCAATCCGCTTGTAGCTACTTGAATCCTCGTAATCATATATCTTAATCCTATTACCAATAAGATTCTTATACTCTTCCTTGTACTTAGTTACATCTTTAAATAATATCTCACTAGTAACACCAAACAGTGCTTGGTAACAACGTATAGCAACCTTCTTACCTTGTTCCTCGTTGTTGAACCATAGTATGTCACCCTCTGTTTGTGTTACCATGTGTGTCATCTCACTAGCTAGGAAGGTAGTCTTACCTGTCTCTGGTCTAGCAAAGATGAATCCAAAGTCACCCTTACGTAGTGATCCTAAAGATTTATTAAGCCAGTCTAGTCTCCAACGTAAGCCTGGTGTAGCTATAGCTGAATCATATAGCTCACCAAGATCCATGTTGACTGTGTTAACAGTATCTTCAGAGATGTCCTCAGCTTCAAACTCTTTCACCTTATCTAATAGGTCAGACAATTCAGCTGTACCATCTTCAACATCTAGTGCTACCTTAGCTAACTCACCTGCTATGCAGCGTTTCTTATGTTGATTAAGATAATGAACTGTGTTGTCTACATTAACTTCTATCTTTAGTATACGATCAAGACTCTCAGATAGTTCATTACGTTCACTATCTTCTAATAGATAACTACTATGGTATGCTAATTCAAAGTCTGTCTTGTTTATATTGTGTTGTTGATTAGCATCATAGTACTGATGTATAACAAGAAACAGTTTATATATATTACTAAAGTTATTCTTGATGTAATCAAGATTAATATACTTATAGTAATTATTATACTGAGCCCTGTCATTACAGAATAAATTTATTATTAACTCTTCAACCATTTTAGAATCTCCGTTTTGTTATATTCTTTAGGATCAAGTGGGGTAATGATAGCCTTGCTCGTGATACCTAAAGCTCTTAGTTTATTTCTTATACGTATAGCATCCTTAGCCTTATCTCTGTCAAGCCATACGTGTATTGTCTTATACCTTTTAATAAGCTGGGTCATCGACTGCTTGCTCAATGAGGAGCCAAGCAAGGGAGATGCACAGATATTTTCAGCATGACATCTAGCTATTTTAGTAGCAGATAAAACATCCTCTACTACTATTATTGTATCACCTTTTCCATAAACTGTCAAGGGTTTAATACCCTGTGAGTAATATTTAATGTTACCAAAGCCAAAGTTTCTGCCTTGCCAGTAGTCTTTACAGCTAATTAATATTAACAGTTGCCTCGATGGAGACCAGGAGATACCATACTTTTCTATCTCTTGAGGGGAGATGCCGTAAGATAGCAACCATCTCATTGCTTTTTGTGGTATTTCTTTAACTGTATCAATTAACTTCCCTACACTTTTCATCTCATTGTTCTCCTTTTGTTTAAGTCTATCACGGAGTGATTGCGTGTCAGACTTTGGTTCAAGTTTACTGCAGCCAAAGCACCAGAAACCATTCTCATACTCAGCACGATTATCTTTACTACCACAGTGTGGACAAGGACCAAGCTTAAAAAATTTACTCATCTTGTTCCCAGTCTACTTGTATATCATCTTCATGTGTTAGATCTAATCGTTCCTCTGTAACAATCTCTACGTCTGCTTGTATTTCATTATAACATTTATTACACAGGTCAAGGTACTCACCTGTATTAGTGTGTTTTCGTGTTGATTCAAAGTCAGTTAAGTTTCTATCGCATGCTAAGCATCTCATAGTGTTCTCCTAGTTAGTTAAGTAACCCTAGTATAACATGTGAACCTACATAAAACAATAACATGATTAAAATAAAAGATATTATTTTAGCGTTATTCTTCATCGCCATTCTCTTTATTAAATTGGACTACTATTCTACCTTCTTCTGTAACAAGAAACTCCCAGTTAGTATGTCCAAAGGCTAGCTCACAAAACTCATCAAGTTTATCTGTATCAAATGTCATCATCATCCTTCTCCTTTAGTTAAGTAATAACAAAAAAGGGACCG